TGTGTCACCCGAAGAAGGGTTCACATACACGTTTCCGGATACGTCTCCGAGAATATTCGAAGTACCTCCGACAGTCTTAATTTCTATGATGGCGTTACTGGAGGTGGTGCTTTCTACCCGGGCGACGCCGTTGTATACATGGAATTTCGCAGCCGGTGTGGATGTACCCACACCCACGTTACTCGTGTGAATCACATGGAGACCATCCGCCTCTACAGCGTTGTCCATGCCACCCACGACGATACCATGAGTCGTTCCCGAGGTGGTGTATCCTCTCACGTAACCACCGTACCCATCGTTCGTGTTTAAACGAATGCCAGTTTTTGTGTTGGTTCCAGGGCTTTCTAATTTGAGAACATCGATATTTGTCGTAACGCCCGAATAGATGTGGACGTTGGTGGAGGGTGCATTCGTTCCGAACCCAATGAGACCAGTATTCGTAATTCTCGCATACTCAGTCGACGATAGCAAGGGGTCTGGTTTTTGGGTAAATACTAAAGATGCATCACCCGTGGATTCTAAAACATTCTGTGTCGTCAGACCGGAAAGTGTGAAAATGTTCAACTGACCAAAATTGATCGCTTGACCACTCGCGAATTCCAAACCACCGCTTACAAAAAATCTGGTATCGTCATTAATACTTGAAGGTATTTGACCTATGACAACTTGACCCGAGCGGAGGATCGTCATCGCTCGAGATACGATACCCGGGTTATCATCCAGTGCATCCTGGATTTGTCCCGCGTCGAGAGAGCTTGTCACTGGGTTATACGTTTGGAATATATGTTCGGGTGCTATCGAGCGTATTCTATCCGGTGCGGCAGTACCACTTCGATCGTTACCCTTGAATATGACGAGTTCTGTTTTACCGGCGTCGGCATCATAATACTGTTCTTGTATGAACGTATTACCAAACTCATCGGAAGTTAAACCACCGAATGAGAGCTTGTTTCCGAGAACTATATCACCATTCACTTCAAGTTTACCACGCGGAGCATCTGTGCCTATACCGACGTCTCGACTACTTCCATCTATGTACAGCCCAATATTCGTCGTGTCAGATACTTCGTTGATGTTACGAGTAATTCTAAAGTCACGTGTACCAGAGATACCGACCGACCATCCACGTGGATTGGTATCATTCGTCGTTTGAATATACGACGTGAATGCGTTTCCTTGGGTCGCATCTGTCTGCGCCGCCACGATCGCGTCTCCCGCACCACCCGCACCGTGGTGGTTATGAATCATGAGACTGTTTTCTCTCGCGTTTCCTATTCCGCTACTCACGACTTCCAAATACGCTTCCGGAACGGTCGAACCTATACCCACACGCCCATCACTTCGAAGTGTGAGAATGTCAATCTCATCGTTATAATTTTCATCCGCTAAATAAATATCCATCTTCGTTTTAGACTTGTTCGCTGTGAGATCATATTTACCCAATTTGAATGTCGCCCGCACAGCTTCGTAATTGTTCAAGACACCTTCCCGGGTAAGTTCCAACACGGGGGTTTGTGAAACCGTGTCGTTCGTCTCAGTTCCATTCGTGACGACGAGTGGTGTAGATAAGTGGCTATACGCACTTCTGTACAGGGGTTGATTATTCACGAAGACCGTACCACCCGACGTATGAAGACGACCTTGTGGGTTCGATACTCCTATACCCACGTTACTCGTTTCGAGGATGGTCATCTTCGGAGTTCCCATCGTATCCGTGGTACTCGCATAAATGTTGAGACCTTTACCCGTACCCACACGACTTTCAATCTTTGTCTGTGTTCCGCTCACATCGGAATACGCTTTCATATAATTCGCAGTGGTTCCCATGGTGAAAGCGTTACTTCCGATGACACGGACAGTTCCACCGACTGTGAGTTTATCCGTGGGAGCGGTGTTCGCGATACCAACGTTCCCTGTCGATGAAATACGCATGCGTTCAGTTTGTTTCGTCATGAACTGTATGAGTTGGTGATTCGGGTTCGTTCGCGCGCCAAACACGTTAATGAGTGAGGTATTCGACGCCACGGGTCCCGCGACGATTGTCACAGCGTTAGACGCCGTGTCCGGACCGTCCGTATCTGCATGAATGAGTACATTCGCGACCGAAGTGATACCCGAATCACCCTCGACTTCGATGAAATCCTGCACACGAATCGATTCTGTGATGAGACGGGACGTGACTGTGTTACCGTTAATGGTCAGGGCGTTTCCGCTAAATGCATTCACAAACAAGACATCACCTATGGAGAGTGTATCTTCCGGTGCGGAGTTTGCGATACTCGAAGGAAGTACACCAGTGGTTCGAAGACCGTCGGATTGTATGATCGAATTGACGACGACGGGAATAGGTGCATCGGCATCCATAGTAATCAAGTTACCCACGGTAAGTCCGTTGTCACCTATGCGCATACCCTCAAAATAGCCGTATCCGTTTGCGTATAAAACGTTTGAAACCCCTGCCGTATCGTCTATGTAGAGATTAGAACCTACCGATAAAGAGTGCGCGGGAGAAGTGTTCGCGATACCCACGCTGTTTTGCGTGTACACGTCACCTAAAATGTACAGATTTGTCGTGTTTGAAGAATCCATGATAAAGTTTTTATCGAGAGGGCTTCCAAAAGATCTCGACAGTTTTACCGTATCGTCACTTTGTGTGTACCCAAAAAAGACGTTCGAACTTCCACCCTGTTGTGACATCAGTAGAGCCATATCGAACGTGCCATCATTCCCCGAAAATGGACTCGAGTTTAAAGGATCTGTCGCCATCTGAATCACGGCATTCGCCACGATAAGACTGTTTACCTGTGTATAATCGGGAATCTCTGAGATGGCCAGGTTTCCTGAAATTTCCACATTACCCGTAATCTGTAACGTACCATCCCGTATGACCACGTTACCGTTTTCGAAAATGGCAACATCGGAATCGGAGGGGGCTTCTGTACCGACGATGAGTTGTCTTCCGACTGTCAGATTGGAAGAAAATGTGTTTCCCGTCACTTTCACCACATTCGAAGCCCCACTTTCTACCAAAAACTTGTTATTGGTCGTCTTGATCGTGTTCGTCGCGAAGAAGTTCGTAGAGGCGACGTTTCCATTCACGACGACGATATTTTGTCTACTTCTGTCTATTGAAAAATCATTCGCACCAACTTGAAATTCATTAAAAAGCTGTGAACTTGTTACACCAATACCAACTTGTGTAGCTGTCATACGAAATACGTTCGTGACACCAGCGAACTGCACAGTCTCTGCGACCGCCACGAGCTCACCGGTGATGTTGAGATTCGCGACTGTGATTTCATCCGCTGTAATCTCACCGGCGTCTATACTCGCAAGACCCGTCAAGATATCAGTCTCTCTGGGTGTTGCGTCCAGACTGGTCACGAAAATCTGACCAGCTTTTACGAGCTTGCCCATTTATACATTAGTTACCGAATAAAATTCCGGCGAGTCCATCCTTAATACGAAGCACGTTATAGTTCACGGCATATACATATACTGGTTGATTCGATGGTCGTAATTCACCCTTCTCCACACCCCTGAGAATGAGTTTCGCATTATCGAGACGACTAAAGTTACAGGAACCGGACGGGTTATATTCCGATGCATTTAGACAAAAGTGATACGCAAAGTATCGAGTGTAAACACCTGAGTGTGTATCTACATCATATTCTGTCTGACCATAGTTTGACTTGTAATAGTTTTGGACCGTGTGAAAATACATGGGACTCATGTTTTCGAGGAGTGGTGTTCCGTTCACGTGTATATCCGCATTTCTGAATGAAAATCGATCCTGTGCAAAATTAGGACTCGACGTTCCATATCCAAAGAAGAGGGACTTCACAGGATGATTAAAGATGGAAATATCAAGATCGTTGTATCCACCGGATTGAGTGGTGTTGTCCGTAACACTCTCGAGGGCGTATTCGACTCGTTGTGTCTGTGTGATGACAAAATCGATCGTTCTCTTCACGAGTGATTCGCGTTCTTCCGTGTCTAAATACATGTAATTTCCATACATATTGGCTCGCTTTTCATCTTCTGGAAGACTGGCGATGGTAGCCTCGTCGAAATTAATCTTGAGTTCAACTTGATGATTCTGAAGTGCGACCAGAGGTAAGAATGCCTTGTGATCACAGAAAAAGAAATGCAGGGGAACGAACGTTTGATTCGATGTCGATGCTTTGTTGTTCAGTTCTTGTGACTTATTGTAGGTGTCTGACATATAGTTTGGCCAAATCTCGCTGTAATAATCGTAATGTTGAGAATCTATTTTTTGACCCCCGATGTACAAGTCGATCGTCGAGTTATAAAACAAGTTTGATGCGATATTCGTATTACTCGTGTTGATGGACTCAAACCAAATACCGTTGATGACATCACCCAAAACTGGAATCGTTATAGACGTATCATTCGAATCGATCGTCTTGATAAACTTAGGCGCTTGTGAAAAGTTTGTATGACGCGTAAACTTCATACGAAAGAAAGAGTGTCCTTCGTCGCTCGTGAGATACACGTCTTGGATTCCCTTAGAAACGAGTTGTATTAATGCACCAGACATTTAATAGTTGGTTAGATTATAAAAACAGACATCTTCCCTGAGGGAAGTCACTTTTCGTCTCTTCCACCACCTTGCCGTGAATTTTGAAACCACCTTGACGATACACCTTCATTCTCTTGTAATACATGGCCGTGAAGACCGACCAGGGATCATGGATATCATAGATATGCGGGTCGTTCTTTTTACCTTTCGTCTCTCGCATAATTCTTCCAATACTCTGAGTAATATCTGATTTCGGACTCGCCAAAATGACCGTATCTAATGTTGGGATGTCGAGTCCTTCGTGGGCTTGTGAGAACGTCGCAAAAATAATCTTCTTTTTTGAAGATTCTTGGAGTTGCGCCTCTTTCATTCCACCCATGTACAGTCCCGATGTTTTGGGAAAACACTGATGAAGAAACTCACAGTGGTGTCTACGGTCACTGAGAACCAAAAGTTGTCTCGTTCCAGCTGAAGCCTTTTTTACCAACTCGACCAACATTTTATTTCGCTGACGATCCTCGACGAGTTCCGTGATCATGTTGGGCATCGAGATCTTTCCGTTTCGCATAGATGGCGGTGGGTTTCTATAATTCGGAGAATCGAATGT